GGACTGTACATCCTGAAAGAAATGAAAAGTGGAGAGCAGAACAAACTCAACTATTAGGTGAGAAGATGGCAGCACAGGAATGTGATTGTGATTTTATCAGTTCTGGTTATACAGTTGTAGATGGACAGTTACTTCAATGGTATGAAGAAACGCATGTTCAAGAACCAGTTGAAAAAAGAGGTTATGATAATAACTATTGGTTATGGTCACAACCAAATTATACAAAAGATTATTTAGTGGTTGCCGATGTTGCTAGAGGTGATGGGGCAGATTATTCAGCATTTCACGTATTTGATATTGTAAATGTAGAACAAGTTGCAGAATATAAAGGTAAGATAGGTACTAAGGAATATGGTAATATGTTAGTAAATGTTGCAACCGAATGGAATGATGCATTGTTAGTAGTTGAAAACGCAAATATCGGATGGGCAGTTATTCAAGAAGCAATTGATAGAAATTATAAAAACCTATATTATTCATATAAAGAGTTTGGGTATATAGATGATGATATTCATTTACAGAAAGCATATGATTTAAAAGATAAATCACAAATGGTTCCAGGTTTTTCAATGACAAGTAGAACACGCCCATTAGTTATCTCAAAGTTAGATACTTATATGAGAGAAAGAGTTCCTATTATTCGTTCTAAACGATTGATAGAAGAACTTTTTGTCTTTATATGGAATGGTAACAGAGCTGAAGCTCAATCTGGATATAACGATGATTTAACAATTTCATTTTCAACCGGACTTTGGGTTAGAGATACGGCACTTAAATTAAGACAACAGGGAATAGAATTAAATAAAAGAGCATTATCCTTAACATCTAAGCAAGGTGTTTTCAAATCAAACCAATCAAAAGCAAAAGATGCTTGGAAGATAAAAACAGGTAGAGGTGATGAGGATATAAGTTGGTTACTCTAAAATTTGGATATTAAAAATATTTTTTGTATATTTATATATTATAAGTGATAAATAAAGAAACGCATTATGGCAGATACTTCGTTATTCGGTAGATTAAAGAGATTATTCTCAACTCAAGTGGTTGTAAGAAGAGTCGGTAAAGATAAGTTAAAAGTTGTGGATTCTTCACGATTACAATCAGATGGTAATCGTAGAGGTTCAGCATACTATGATAGGTATGGAAGATTGCATGGTTCTAACTCAAGAAAGAACTGGCAAACATACAATGAACGATTTAACTACCATTCAAATAAATTAGAACTATATACAGATTATGAAGCAATGGATAAAGATTCTATTATTTCATCAATCTTAGATATATACTCAGATGAATGTACACTTAAAAATGATATGGGTGATGTTCTTAGAGTAAAATCATCTGATGAGAAATTAAAGAAAACATTAAGAAACTTATTTTACGATGTATTGAACATTGAGTTCAATTTATGGTCTTGGGTGAGGGGTATGAACAAATATGGTGATTACTATCTTTACTTAGATATTGATGATGAGTTAGGTGTAGTAAACGCACAACCATTATCTTGTTATGAAACTAGAAGAGAAGAAGGTTACGATTTAGATAACCCATATTCAGTAAGATTTGAGGTTGAAGAACAAAATACAAACGCAATTTCACAAAGAAACAATACTAAGTTCTTAGAATCATTTCAAGTAGCTCATTTTAGATTACTTACAGATACAAACTTCCTTCCTTATGGTCGTTCCTTATTAGAAGGAGCTAGAAAGACTTGGAAACAATTAACTCTTATGGAAGATGCTATGATGATTCATAGAATTATGAGAGCTCCTGAGAAAAGAATCTTTAAAATTGATATCGGAAACATTCCACCTGCAGAAGTTGATTCATATATGGCTAATATTATAGACCAGATGAAGAAAACTCCATATATAGATGAAACTACTGGTGATTACAATCTTAAATTCAATATGCAGAATATGTTAGAAGATTATTATCTACCTGTTAGAGGTGGTGCTAGTGGTACTGAGATTGATTCCCTAAGTGGAATGGAATTCGGTGGTATTGATGATATTGAATATCTAAGAAATAGAATGATGGCAGCACTTAAAGTTCCAAAAGCATTTATTGGATATGAAGAAGGTGTTGAAGGTAAAGCAACATTAGCACAAGAAGATATTAGATTTGCTCGTTCTGTAGAAAGAATTCAAAAGATTGTATTATCAGAATTAACTAAGATTGCAATCGTACATTTATATTCACAAGGATATTCGGATGAACAATTGGTAAATTTTGAATTAGAACTTACTAATCCATCTATTATATATGAGCAAGAGAAAGCAAACCTTTGGTCTGAAAAAGTAACATTAGCAAGTGATATCAAAGATTTAAAAATGGTATCTCAAGAATGGGTTTACAAAAATATATTTAATATGAGTGAAGATGAGTGGAAAGAAGAACAATTTAAAGTCATCAATGATTTAAAATTAGGATTCAGACATGAACAGATTGAATCAGAAGGTAACGACCCAGTTAAGACTGGAGAATCATTTGGTACTCCACATGATTTAGCTGTATTAACAACTCAAGAAGCTGGAGCTGGTGGAGCTATGGGAGAAGATGTTGGTGGTGCACCTGCAGGTGGGCATGAAGGAGCTGGTAGACCTAAAGAAAGTGGTAATTATGGAACGGATGAAAATCCATTTGGTAGAGACCCTTTAGGAAACAAATCATTATCTAAGAATGAAAGATATAACGCTACTTCTGTTATCAACCAAGAACAAATTGATGCGGTTGTTAGCCGTATGAAACAGGTCGGAAAAACCAAAAAAATGATAATAGAATCTCTTAAAGAAGATACCAATGATGAAAGTTTATCATTATTGGATGAGAAAAACATATTGGATTCTTAAAAATATAATATTTATAACAAAATACATAGTTACTTTTATCCAAAACTGAGGAACGAAATGAAAAAATTAAAACATAGTAAGTACAAAAACACTGGAATTCTATTTGAATTATTGGTAAGACAGATTAGTACTGATACTTTAAACAATAGAGATTCTAAAGCTACTTATACTATAAGAGAACATTTCGGAAAAAGTACTGAGTTAGCTAAAGAGCTCAAATTATACAAAGCATTGGTAGAAGAATCATTTAGTTCAGAGTACAAAGCATCTGAATTTGTAAACATTATTCTAAGTGAACGTAAAAAATTAAACGAAACTACTCTTAATAAACAGAAGTATAACTTAATCAAATCTATTAAAAAGAACTTTGTATTAGAGGATTTCTTTAACTATAGAGTAACTAACTATAAAGAGAACGCATCTATATATAAGTTATTTGAACACACTAATTCAGATAACCCAAAAGAATATATTGAATGTAAATCTACATTATTAGAATCTTTATCAAACAATAATAACTCTTCAGATAAAGTTGTATCTACTATTAACGAAGAGTATTCTAAACAACCAAAAGAAGTTAGATTATTAGCATGGAAGATGTTAGTTGAGAATTTCAACAACAAATATACTACATTAACTGATAAACAGCAAGATATTCTTAGAGAATATATTAATTCTGTAGATAATTCTGCTAAACTGAAGAAGTTTGTAGTAAGAGAATGTAATTCTTTATCAAAAAACATTAAAGCTATTAAAGTTACCGATAAAGTAACTCAGATTAAAGTAAATGAGGTTGTAAAATTAATATCCAAAGTAAAAGTATCCAAAGTAATTACAGAAGCTCAGATTTTATCATTACTAAGATATACAGAACTTCATAACGAACTAAAAAGGGTATTCAAATGAAAAGTTTATTAAAAGAAATAGAAGATAAGTTTGAAGAAATTGAAGAATCCAATGTAACTGCTAATTTAGATGGTGGTGAAGGTCCTGTAAAAACTCCTAATGCATTTGCAAAGAGTAAAGATGAAGATGATTTGGATGATGAACACATTGAGGTGTTGGGATATAAGAAATCAAAGGAGAATAAAATGAACACAAAGAAATTAGAATCTTTAGAAAGTAAATTAGAAAAGAAGATTAACGAAATCTCTTATAAAGAATTTAAAAAAGATGATAGTAGAAAGCAACATCAGAAAATAAATGATTCTATTAAAGAAATCAATGGTATGATGTTTAAGTTAGAAAGAATGGTTAATCAAAATGCCAAATTAAAAACTGAAGCAGGTGTTCACTCTGGTCAATATTGGGAATCAACTAAAAAAAGATTTGGTAAGATTTCAGAACGTATGTTAAAAGTAGCAAGAAACTTAAAAGAACTATCAGCATGATAGATAAAAAGAAAATATTAAAAGAAGAACTTTCAAATAAGGATTTGGAGAATATTCGTCTACTTATAAGATATGAAGTAGCACAAATCATGTTTGATTTATATAAAAAACGTAAAGTTTGGGGAGCATAATGGGCAGATTACTTATAGATACAATTCCTTTTACTATGACTAAGAGGCAAATCAATGAATCATTGGAAGATAACAATGGTAGATTGATTGTCAATGGTGTACTCCAACGTGCCGAAGCTGAAAATCAAAATGGTAGAGTTTATCCACGTTCAATCTTAGAAAGAGAAGTGGAAAAGTACAAAGGTAGAGAAATTAAAGAAAATAGAGCATTTGGTGAGTTAGACCATCCTGAATCTTCTGTAGTTGAACTAAAAAATACTTCACATATCATCAGAGATGTATATTGGAAGGGTGATGATGTAATGGGTAGGGTAGAAGTACTAAAAACCCCATCAGGGAACATCCTTAAAGAACTTTTAGAAGCAGGCTGTACTGTTGGTATCTCTTCTAGAGGAATGGGTTCTGTTAAAGAGGCTAGTAGTGGTAACACTGTTACTGTAGAAGATGATTTTGATTTGATTTGTTGGGATTTTGTATCAAACCCATCAACACATGGTGCATTTATGAGACCAATGAACGAATCAGTAGTTGGAAACGTAAAAACACAATCATATAAAAAAATTAATACATTAGTAAGAGATATCA